GACACAGTCACTTTGAAATATGCAGGCTCAAACAGGGTTGCACAAATCACTGATATTCGTACCTACAAAGGCGATCAAGAGTACCTGTTTATTTTGTTGGTGCGGTTCTGATGGCTAAGAGCGTGGCCAAGCAAATTGAAGCAGAGGTCGAGGCGCATCTCCAGCAAAGCTATAACCGACTAATTAACACGGTTATGCGTCGGCTTGCGACTAAAAAACGTAGTCCTGTTTACACAGGCTTTTTCGCATCAAGCTGGAAGGCAGATACCTCGCCTATCAATGCTCAAGATAAGGTTGAAGAAAACGCTCCTTGGTCCCAAATTAAAGCCACAAAAAGGGCTAATCCCACAAACAAAGATTACAAAATTGATCCAAGATTCTACCCTCCGAGCAAAGCGTTTAATTATAAAAAGCGTGTTTACATCGGGAACACAGCTGAATATGCGGTTTACGCATTAGAAGACGGCAGGGTCCAACAGTTTGTTCAAGGGTCTGAAATGAAGTCTTTGGTTGATGCAGCGTTTAAGGAACGCAAGGCCAAAATTTCAGTTGGATCAAGGCAAGCAACCGGTGCTTTCGGCAGTACGGCTGGCAAGATTTACACTGGTTATAGCGAGGTGTAGTCATGACTCTGGTAAACGCACGAGCAGCTTTTGAAAAAGCAGTGACTGATGCTGTTGCAGCATCCGACGCCACAGTATTAATGGTTTATGACAATGTTGCGTTTACTAAGCCAGGCAAAACCAAAAAATACATTTTAATGTCAGTCAGCTTTGGTCAAGCGACGCTCCAAAACCAAGGCGCAGCACAGGATTATTATTCTGGAACGATCCAATGCAACGTATACGTGCCAAAATCTGCTGGTACGGCAACGCTGTCTGCGATTAGCGAAGCAGTAGTCAACGGTTTGACTTCTGTAAATGCCAGCACATACACAGACACTTATAGCTCTAGGCCGCGTGTTTTAGACATTGTTGGGCCAACACCGTTAAACATTGAAGACCGTTCGCATTTTGTTGGAGTAATTTCTTGTCAATTTTCGGCAACTGCGTAATAGACTATTGAACAAATGCAGATCTTAAATGCGTGCTTCAGAGCTTCTTCGGAACAAGTTTGGCATTAGCCAACTGTATAGGTACGAAGTCAAGCAAGAGGACGAGGTGGTCCTTGAGGTCTATTGGCATCCGCTTACGATTGCTGAACGAGAGTCAATCCAGAAAAACGCCGATTCAGACGAGGCCGGGGATTTTGCGCTTAGTATGATGCTTCGTAAAGCTTTAGACGCTGATGGAAAGCGTTTATTCCAAGAAGGAGAGAAAGCTGTTCTAAAAAACTCAGTTGAGGCAGCCGTTCTTCAGGACATTCAGTTAGCCATGTTGGCTTCTGGAGCGGAGAACAAAGTGGAGGAAGCGAAAGCAGACTTGAAAAGCTAATGGAGATTGGTTTTTTATCTATGCTCTAGCTAAGGAGCTGGGCATGACTGTTGCTCAGCTTTGCAAGACTTTGACGCAAGAAGAGTTGGTCGGTTGGGCTGCTTTTTTTGAGTTGAAATCGGAGCAAGACGAGAAAGCAATAGAAAAAGCCAAAACAGCAAATCGAACGCAAGTGCCAGTTAGGCGGTAAGATCAAGTGAGGGTCGCTGCCTAGCTGTGTCAAATTTCGGGATTAATCTTGACCTAAAGCTAAACGGGCAGACCTCTCTTGATAGAGCCATTCGCGGCGCGAAAACTCTTGAAAACATTGTCAAGCGAATAAAAGACACGCCCTTAGATCTTTCTAACATTGGTGGAGCGGCAAGACTTGACGAGGGAAGACTTGGTCAGGCAAGAAAAAACATTATTGCGTTTGCAAAAGACTTAGCAAAGCAAGAGAAGCCGCTTGCCAACACGGAAGCGGGGATCCGAGAATATGTTTCCGCTTTTAATCAATTAGCTGCAAACACAAAGGCAGGAACACCGGCTTTTAATGCTTTTGTTGGCGTTCTTGCTAAAGCCGAAAAAGAGTTAGATGGCGTTGCCCGTGCAACAGAGAATGCGCGTCGTGCTCAACAAGGCATGATGAGCCTTGAAGAACGGGAAGCTCAGCTTGAAAAAAGATCAAGCACTTTAAGAGTTCTTCGCGCTAAGAAAAAACTAAAAGATGAAGAAACGGCTTCTCGAAAGAAAAATGCAAGAGAGATGGAGCGTGAGGCTAAAGCACAAGAACGTTTAAACAAACAAAATGAACGAGCAGAAAAAAGCAAAAGAAAGCGTAAATTTACCGACATTGCGGCTGGTGTTGGTTTTCCACTGTTGTTTGGCGGAGGTCCAGGGTCTGTAGCTGGCGGTGCACTTGGTGGTGTATTTGGGGGAATGGGAGGATCTGTTCTTGGTGGAGCGATTGGGCAACAGCTTGACAAGCTAGGAGGGTCTTTAATTAAGACTGGAGCGGCTCTTAATAAGCCTATTGAACAGTTCGAAGAAATTATCAGGCTTACCGGCAGCTTTGGGCGAGAGATTGGAGGACAGCAAGGACTTTTGAAGAGCCTTGAGTTGACCGAAGTTGCTGCATTGCAAGCTTCACAAGCGTTTGAAGAAGTTTATGGCACAGAAACAGCCAATGGCTTAAAAGATCTATCAACCGCTGCCACAGAATTTCAAGACACAATGACGCGACTAGGCATTCAGCTTACTGCTTTTAGTGTCGGACCTCTTGCAGAATTTTTAAGGCAAGTATCAGGAGCACTTCCTAAAGGAAGATCCGAACAGCTTGCTGACGAAGAAAGCAAATTAAGAAAAGAGCTAGAGCCTTTGAAAAAGGAGTTAGCTGAGGGGCTTAAATTTACTGAATCAAGGCAAATGCCTAGGGGATTCTATGAAACCCAACAAGATCCTAATCAAAAAAGATTAGGTCCAAGAGAAATAGAAAGACTTAAAAAATCGATAAAAGAAATAGATAACGAAATACTCGAAATAGAAAAAGAACGGCTTGCTATCAGCGGAAAATTTACTAAAAGACTAGAAGATCAAACTAGGGTTTCGGAAATACTTAAAAAACAGTATGAAGCAATTGCAGAAATAGGCAAGCGTCAAACAGAGCAAGAGGAAATGCGCCTTACAGCAAGAAGAGACACTCTTGCAGCTTTCTCAGCAGGCACTGAAATTAAACAAGCCGAGCTGGAGCTGAGCAAAATTCAAGAAAATCTTAGGGCGGCTAAAGAACTTCAAAAACAACCTATAACTAAATTCGATGAGGGTACGTTTACTAGAATGAGCAAGAACGAGGGAGATATTAAAAAACTTGATCAGGACAAAATAGCAGCTCAAGAGAATCTAAACAAGTTAAGAGCAAAAGGCAGCAATGACGAGCTATTAGCCAGAAGAGCAATCAGCAAAGACGAGCTTCAGGCGATGAATAACATTAAAAAGACTACAATTTTAAGACAACAGTCCCATCTTGAAGAATTTACCTTTAACAAAGGCCGTGAAGCAAGTTTTGAAGGCGAATTACTCACCTTAAGGCAAAAATTTGATCTTGAAGAAGAAATAGCTTTATCAAAAAACAAACAGTTACTTGAAAGCGTAAACGAGCTAGAAGTCAAAACGCAGTTAATAAAGCTTCATAAGCACGAAGCCGATTTGCGAAGAAGAATTTTTGAAGCAGCGGAAAGAACGACAAAAGAAAGTCAAGCACAGTTTAGGCTTGCAAAATTAGCCCGTGAGCAGCAAGCGGCTTCTCGTTTACAGGAAAGCCAAAACAGGTTTGAACTTAATATGGCCCAAGGTCAGATTACACCTGTCGGTTTCTTTACAGAAAGCCAAAAGTCTATTGACATTAGAGAGCTAGAGACAGAGATGGCTCTTGTTCAAAAACGTATAAATTTACAAAACCTGGAAAACAATTTAACTAGAGAAAAGGGCAACTTAAGCAAAGAAGAGACAGAACGTAGACAGTTTAATATCGATCAAGCAGACCTAGAGCTTCAGCAGTTTGAAAGAAACTCAGCTGCACTTAACAAGCAACGTGAATTTCAAGATAGGTATCGAGACTCTCTGGCATTAACTACGCCAGTCGTTGACAGCTTGTTTGAAAGCTTGACAGCAGTAGTTGATGGAACGAAATCAGCACAAGAAGCATTTGCTGATTTCTTGAATGCTATGTCTCAAATGTTGATGGATACTGCTAAGCAGATGATTGCTCAGTACATCGCGATTGCGATTGCCAAGATGTTTGCTGGCATGGGGTCAGGAAGTTCAGGCCAAAAGTTGAACTTGTCTGAAATCACCAAATACAGCAACGTTGGCGCAAACACTCGTATCATGCCGTTTGCTGACGGAGGCAGGCCACCAGTTGGTAGACCTTCGCTGGTCGGAGAGCGCGGACCAGAACTCTTCGTACCAGGTGCTTCTGGAACGATTATTCCAAATCACGCAATGGGCGGCGTCAACGTTGGAACGATCAATATCACCGTTGAAAACACTGGTGAACAGCTAAACCCAGCAGCACAGAAACAGCTTGCTGGTCAGGTTCAAGGTATTGTGTTATCAACGTTGGCCAATGAGCGCCGCAGTGGAGGAATGCTCTGATGGCATACATCCAGTTCAATGACATACCGCTTGATCCATCGCTTACGCAGCAGCGTTCACAACGTGTTCAGCGTGCTCAATTTGGTGATGGCTACAGCCAGGTTCTAACGGATGGCCTAAACGCAGAGCAAGAGACATGGCAATGCCAGACGCCTCCTTTAACCTATCCAGAGATCAACTCTATTGAAAGTTTTTTCTTGGAGCAAAAGGGGCAAGCAATCTATTGGATCCCACCGTTTAGCACTAAGACGTTTTCCAAGCCGTTTGCCAGTGGCAAGCTTAATCTTGGTTACACAAATTTAAGCGCGTTGACTTTAACTGGTTATACAAAACCAACCAATTACACGGCCAACCTTGTGACAGGCGTTTTGACGTCTGTTGACATTGCTGATGGAACGGCAATTCCAATCTCGTTGACGCTTGCTGCTAAGAATTTTCTATTGTCTGATGGCTGGACAATTAACACTTTAAGTTCGGCTTATGCTCGCTTATCGTTTAGTTTGACGAGGGTATATGTATGACGCAAACGCCTCCTAACGCTGAAGTTTTTAAGCCACAGCTGCCGCAGATTA